CCAGACGGCCAATAATGTTCTCGATGGTGGTGGAACCAGTAGCACCAACACCTCCATCTGGGTTTCCACTTGGGGCAACGACACGCTGCATGGTACCTTCCCGAAGGGCAAGATCACCGGCCTCCAGCATCGTGACATGGGTGAGTGGCCCGTGCAGGACTCCGCGGGGAATACCTACCAAGCCTACCGCGATCACTTCAAGTGGGAAATTGGGCTTGTTCTTCGTGATTGGCGTTATCTTGCTCGCATCGCAAATATCGATGTGACACAGCTGACTGGTGTTTCGGCCGCGAACCTGATCAATCTCTTGGTTCGTGCGCTCTACCGTTTGCCCACTGCGCCAGCAATGGCTACGGCGATCCAGACCTCCGACACTCCGGAAGTTCGTGCCAACATGGGCCGGGTTGTGATCTACTGCAATCGTGTGGTTCGCACCTATCTCGACCTTCAGGCAATGAATAAAACCAATGTACTCTTGCGGCTGGAAGAATTCGATGGCAAGGTTGTAACTACCTTCCGCGGAATTCCGATCCGCACTTGCGATGCAATCCTCTCCAACGAATCTCAGGTGGTGTGATATGATTATCGACGGTTTGCTACTTTTCACGGGGACAAGCAATGGTGCTTCCGGTGGTATCTCATCCACCGCATACACCGATCTACCAACCACTGGCACCACGGTCGCATCAAACATCATCGACCTTGGTGTGACCTCTGGTGTTCCGAGTTCCGCAAATGGTGGTGGAGCGCGTGACATTGGCGTCGGAGATGATCCATCCCTCAAGCTCTCGGCAATTGCTGTCACGGCATTCAATGCTACCGGCACGCTGCAGCTGGAACTTTCAGGCGCACCGGACAGCGGCACTGGTACTCCCGGTGCCTACACCGTTATGTGGACCTCTCCGGTCTATGCCAGCGCTCAGTTGGTCACCGCTGGATTCCAGTTGGCCAATGTCGATGTGCCGATTCCACGCTTCCTGCGGTTGCGGTTTATCCAGGCCTCTACTGCCAATACGACCGGCACCGTCGAAGCCTCGATTGTCATCGATCGTGATGACCAGATTGTTGGCACTGCTGGCAATTACTCCGGCTATCCCGCCGGCATCAACGTCGCAAACTAAGGAGACTTCGATGAAACTTCGCCATGCTCTTCTTGGTTGCGTGGCCTATGCGGGGGCGGCTTCGGCTGCCCTTGCTCAGGTTAACGCTGTTCCGCAGGTCGGACTTACAACCGGCTATCTCGCCAAGGTCACTTATTCCTCGGCGTTCTTTGGGCTTGTTCCGGTTACCGCCGGTACAGATATAATTTGCATCGCAGGTTCAGCCACCAAAACCGTCCGGATACAACAGATCAATATCTTTGGGTCTGTTGCCACGGCTACGCAGAATCTCCCAGTCAATCTACTCCGGCGTGCAACGGTTGATACTGGTGGAACCGCGGCAACCACCACGGCCAATCCGGGTGTTGCTACCCAGATCGCTTCCAGAGATACCGGACAGGCGCTGAATACCTCATCAACTGCAACGCTGATTTCCTACACCGCCAATCCAACAATCACCGACACAGCGCCGGTTTATCTTGATTCGCAGACGCTGTTTCTGCCATTGACCACCACGGCCTCTGCATCCTCACCAGCGCAGTTTTCCTACTATGACGCGACCGAAAATCTAATCCAGCTACCAACCCTACGTGGTATCGCCCAGCAAATCTGCGTTAATATCGCTGGTGTTACCTTGACCAATGCTGTGACTCTTAACGGCTCAATCATCTGGACGGAGGAATAAATGGCTCGCTGGAAACTTATGACTGCACACTATTTGAACGTGCCCGGGGAACAGTGGGAATATCAGGAAACTGATCGCAAGACCGGACGTATGCTTCGAACACAGATGCCTGTACCGCGGTTGCTTGACCCACGCGACCCATCAAACTGGACCAATCGTTGGGGCAACAAGGACAACGAAGAAGGCGAGATTGTTGTTTGTCTTAAGGGCAAAGGCGATACTCACGACATCGTCTTCGAAGGCGATCCCACGCCCGATATGATTCCAGTTGACGAAGAAGCCATCGCCATCAATGCCAGCTTCGCCGAGCGCTGGAGATACAAACCCGAAGCTGCGACGGACAATTTCTCGCAGTCGCTCATCGATCGTATTCAGATGGAGATGGCTCCCAAAGCAACTCCTGCACCGATCGAAGGCCTCGGCGAACTCGTCACGGCAATCAAGGCCTTGGTTGAGTCAAATGTTGAAGTTGTCAAACAGGCGCGGAGGGTTTAATGACTACGATCACCACTAGTGTAGGATCACCCGGATCGGTAGGCTCCGCTAGTGGTGGTCGGACTTATGCGTATAATAATATCTCCACTGTTCCACAGCAGATTGTTGGTGCCAATGCACAGAGACAATCCATTGTCATACACAACCCAGGGATAGTGGACATTTTCATTGCCCCTGCATTTATACAAAACTCCGGTTCCGATGTTGCATTGGTTCCATCGCCAACAGCCCTCGGTGGATGCTTTCGTGTTTTCGCCAACGGTGGCACACTTACTATCACAGGCGAATGCCAAAAGCCCTACCAAGCCTTCTCTGCCAGTGCAACAGGCAACCCGCTAACCGTGGTGGACTCCAATGTTTAAATGGCTGCTCTTATTCCTCACTTTAGTTGCGTCTCCTGCATCCGCCCAATTCAACGGCAATAACGGCATCTATGCTCTCAATTCCATGACCTTTGGTCTAATGGCATCATCGTTGTCCATCAGCACTGGTGGAACTGGATATGTAGCCAATAATACCATCACTTTAGATTGTCCAAACTCAAGTGCATATTATGGTACTGGTGCAGTACATCCGATACTAACAGTCACTTCTGTCTCATCAGGTGTTGTTACCGGTATTGCTTTGACTAATCCCGGATTTGGCAACAATATACCAACCAGTAATGTTGCTGGCGTACCCAATGGCACTTGCACTTTCACACAATCAGCAACATCTGGTTCCGGTACTGGATTCACTGTCACAGGTGCCTTTGGATTTAATGCTGCGAATGTTCCATCCGGAAGTGGCATAGCTCAAGGAATTGAACTATCAGGTGCATATACCGGAACATTTGCAGATGGTCTTGTTCTTGATTATGTCACTGGTACAGGTCGATTCATTGTAAACACAGCCGATGGTTTTGCGTGGTACAATGGAGCCACACTTGCAGGAACCCGTTTGGCTGGGTTATCTTCCACTGGTGTATTTGATACCTCAGCATTTCAATCTTCCGGTACCATACCAACGCTGACATTTTCCGGAGATACTTGTGCTGGAACTGTGATCGCAGGTGGAGCTTCGGCCGGAACAGTTACCCTAACCGGTGCATGTGCTGCAACAAATACTCTAGCTCTTACCGTCATGCCAACTGTAGCACACGGATATGCCTGTAATGCTTTCGACCGAACAACCCAGCTTGCTTTACTCTCACAAACTGCAACCTCTGTAACCTCCGCAACATTTACTTTCCAAGGTGTCGCACCGGGCGGTAATTTTGTTGCCACAGGTGCAACCGATGTGATTCAATACAGCTGCACTGGATATTGAAATGTTTAGGTGGTTGCTTTTATTTCTGACGCTGTGTTCAACATCTGCCATGGCCCAAGGTAATCCACAATGCCCAACTCGGCCACCGGGAGATAATAGTAATGCCTGCGCTTCAACAGCATTTGTGAATGCAGTATTGAGTCCAATAACAGCGCCAATTCCAAATGCTGTATTTACTACAAATGGATCATCAATACCGGCATGGACAACTATACTTCCAACCGGGCTAACAATACCGGGGGCGACGTTTACCGATGCGCTGACGCTCACTCCCGCTGTGAACGCCAATCTATGGAGTGGTTCGCAAACGCTCAATGCTAGTGCACCTTCACCATACCCAAACGGGATATATGTTAGTGATTATGCTGCGCTGCCCGGAACAAATACAACCAACTTCACGTTCGGCATTAACTGGGGCGGCACTGGCGGCGCGCATCCAAGCGTCCTTCAGGGCGGCCGTCAGGGCATGGTTGTTCAGGGCAATTTGCTCGCGTCTGGAAATCCGGCTGATCCAGCAACGTATCGTCCATTTGTGGCATTAGCTCCAACTATGTTGGCGTCGTCAGGCGATAATGGCACAGCTGCTTCTCCGCAGGGCGCACTGTTCGCGATGAACTCAATCATGCTCGCAAACAGCGGGGCAACAAACCTTTATGAAGTGACGACAGAGGAAGCGGACTTCGGCGTTAACGCGGGGGCCAGCGCGAAATATATTTTTGGAAAGGCAATTGTAAATCAGGGAACGCAACACGCTGGCGGAACAGGTTTTGTCAATCCCCTCGAAGCGTATGAGATTTTCTATGGAAACCCTCTACATAATGGGCTGATGTTTGGGATAGCAGGAGGCAGCTACCCGGTGGACTCGACCGGGACGGTCATCAACAACGAACCTGGAACGGTCACAAACTACCTCGACATGTCGGCGATGACGATAACGGGTCAGGCGATAATATTACCCGGTGGAACATATAGGTGGAGTGGGGCGGGCAATCTCACTATTGCGAATTTGACGCAGAGTTCTGGTAGCACCATCACCAACATTCTGAACAAAGCCGCGTCGGCTCAAGCGGTGCAGCTTGTAGTTCAGACAAACGGGGCTACTCGGTGGCTTGATTTTTTGTCCAATACTGATGCTGAGGTAGGAGCTAGCTCAGGGTCCAACCTTGAGTTTGACCGCGTTTCTGATGCTGGAGCTATTCTTGGGACGGCTCTGTTCATAGATCGAGCTATCGGAAAATTTGGTTTTGGAACTAAGTCCCCGTTCGGGACGTACAATTTTATGTCCGCGAGCGCAGGCGCGGCTCCGGCGCTAACGCTAACAAATAACGACTTTGTTGCTGGGTCGGCAGGGTCTGGAATTTCCATTAGTACCGATGCTGGGTCCGGGAACACGACATCATCGATAAAGGGCTTCACCGCCGGTAATCTCACGCCCACATACATTAATTTTCCAAGCGGGATTGCGCCGCCAGTTTCAGCTAATGGCGCTGTTGCGACCGTGCTCGGCTCCGTTGGCCCAACGGGGTCGCACACCACAGTTCAGGAATGGATACAAGTTGTCGGGACCGGCGGCGCAATCCGCTATGTCCCCGGTTTTTAGGAGCAACCATGAAACGCATTCTTTTCGCCGCACTTTTTCTTGCACCGACGCTAGCCTTCGCCCAGCAGGGGCAGCAGCCA